CTTGTGTGTCATTATAATGATACCATTTATTATTCGCATTTTTTACATAAGCTGTATAATGTCCTCCCATTAAACCTCCGGAATGATTACAAATTCCATATAAATCATAAATATAAGATTCTTTATTATATCCTTCAATATAACTAGAACAATCTAAATTTTCCAATGGATAAGTGATCAATCGATGATCTTTTTTTTTGAAATTAGCAAATCGTTTTAGAGAAATAATTAAAATTGATGGCAAATTCCAGAATATAATTCTTTTTTTAACATCTTGTTTTTTATTTAATTTTTCATTTAACCATTGGTTATCATCAATTAATTCTTCCCATTTACAATATTCATTTAAACAATCATATAATGTTGGTTCTTTATTGTTCATAGGAATAGGAATGTCTAACATAAAATAAGGTTCTGGAACCTGCTTCAATATTTCTTCAGAATGATAATCTTTTATTTGAGAAACATGAATACCATAAAAAATCTGATTAAATTCACTAAATTCTTTTTTATAAATATTTGAAATCATATTATAACAATCTTTTGCTATTTTATCGGTTTTATTATAAACCTTTCCTTTGATTGTTGTTTCTACCTTTCTACAAACAGAATTATGAAAACAATCAAAAATAAATAATAAAAATTCAGGTAAATCATTTTGAGAGTATCCCGTAAATAATTCCCTATTCGTATGATGTGCTATTTTTTGTACCGATAATAACCAACCATTAGGTCGTATAATACAATTTTTGCTCCATAGTAATTTTCTAAGTTTATTCCATTCTAACAAAAGTACCGATTCCTTTTTACCTTTATTTATTTTTATTAAAAAATCTTCATCATCTAATAATTCATTCAAAACATATGTGTGTGATATAACTTGTAGGCATGAATTCATAAAACATGTATTTCCTAGGTTTTCTAATCCTGATAACCCTTTGTTTTTATATTTTTCCATTATATTTACTACCCTATATATATTTAAATAAATATAATTACTGTATATATGTCAGAAAACAATGAAAATATTATTAATAGATATTTTGATCATTTGAGAACACAAAATCATATTATACAAAGTGTTCTTGATCATGTTACGACTTCCGAGCAACATTTATTTACCTTAATGCAAAATAATCAATCAAATGTTAGACCTGTGTATAGTCGGCCTTCGGGAAGAAGAAGGACGCCAAATAATAATTACTTTGAATCACTTATTAATAATTTATCCTCACAGTTACCTCTTCCTAGTACATTTATGGACCCTGTCGTCGTTGCTCCCTCTGCTAATCAAATTAATCATGCATGTCTGGAATGTACTTACGGACAAATAGAAAATCCTATGAATTCGACTTGTCCAATTTGTATGGAACCATTTACAGAATCAAGTAGAGTATTACAAATAAAACATTGTGGTCATATTTTTAATTATGATGAATTAATGCGTTCTTTTCAAACGAGCGTTAGATGTCCCATGTGTCGATATGACATAAGAAGGTACAGAAGAAATAATCTTGAGGTTAATGAGGGTTTAGATTCAAATAACAATTGGGTCCAACAAATTAGCAGCCAACTTGTAAATGATATTTCGAATAATTTATTGGCCGATAATGCCTCAGTAAATCATCTTGAAATTCAAGACCCTTCTTCAAATTTAAATATGCTTTATTCTTTTTATTTTAGTACTCCTTTTCCAAATGATAATTCCGCTAACATTTAAGAATTAAAAAATACATTCCTAAATTGGAAGATTGTGTCATCAGAAATCCTTTTATTATCAAAAAAATTTATATTTTCGTAAATTAACATATAACTGATAAAGAATAAAGAATAAATTCCACATTCTGTATCCTTTTGCTGATGTGGAAATTTATTTATTTTAACTTTAAAATTTAAACCTATTTGTTTTCCTTGTTGTTTTATTTTTTTAATTAAATTAATAATTTCTATTGGTGTTTTTTCACCCGTGCTATCAAAATAATAAATAAATTGTTTTTTTACACTGACAAACATTGATACCCAATGTTCTCCAGGTAAATAATGAGGGTCTGTATTAAAAATAAATCCAATTTTAGTTATATTTTTTGAAATCTCTTTTTTTAAATTAAATTTACAAATTTCATTCCAAACACATTGACCATATAATTTTTTGGTATTAAAGTCAATTGGGGAAGGACCATAGAAAGTAAAATCTCTGTAGGCTTCTTTATATTGTTCCATTACATTTTCTATATCTAAACTTGTTAGCCATGTTCTAGGTTTTTTAATCCAATGTTTTGGTTTAGTAGGAGCAAATGTATATTTTGATAACTGTTTATCTAAATGATTTTTTATAAATTGTTGTTTCAACCAGCAGGATTCTTTATTGCACTTTGTTTTCATTTTTAGTTTTAAATGGTTCCAAATTTCGCTCGGTTCATTAGAATCTATCTGATTATTTGGGTGTCTCGTGTTCCAAAATCTTTTCATTTTTTCTAAAGAATTCCCACTATAACAAGTATATTTAAAATCTCTTTTGGGGGTTGAACAAACATCTTTTTTTAATGTAAATTTTTTATTTTTAACTTTATTCTTATTTTTACGAGTTACCATTATATAAAACAGATATTTTTCTTAAAACAATAAATTAAAATAATGTATTATTTTATAAATTTAATGAAAATTTTATTATTTTTACCTTTAATATATTGCTTCCCTTTTTCTTTTAATAAACCACATATTCCCCTAGAACAAGAATATTTAAATTACTTAGAAGAATATGACAAATTAAATAAAAATAAGGAGGAAGTATCTGTTTTCCCTCCCTTTTTCTCTCAGTTTAAACAACAAAAACCTTATGAAGAAGACAAATTTAATGTTTTCAAACAAAATTATAATCATATTCAAAATATAAATTCTGAATTATCTAATAATAACTGTTCATTCCAGCTTGGAACAAATTCTTTATTTGATGAATATTCATATAATAATGTATCCCATATAAATTTAAATACAATTATTTCTAACAACTTTACGATAGAAAAAAGGTTTAGAAAGTATAGGAAAAATCCCTTTCGTTATATTAAAAAACTTATCAAATTAAAAGGAAAAAAGGAATTTCACTGGAGAGATACAACACTTCTAAGTCCTGTTAAAAATCAAGGAAAATGTGGTTCTTGTTGGGCATTTTCCGCAACCAATGCTTTAGAAACATTTATGAGATCCGAAGGGTATCCGGTTGTTCGGTTATCAGAACAGGAATTAGTCGATTGTTCAAAAGAAAATAATGGGTGCAATGGAGGTTTTATGCATACTGCATTTGACTATATTATTAAAGAGAAGGGTCTTTCTAGTGATGAAGACTACCCCTATCTAGCAAAAACGATGGACTGTAAGCACAGTAATTGTGCAGTTGATGATCAGGAAACTTTAATAACTAAACACAAAGGATCATCACTAATTAAATACGAATTCACAGTTCCCAAGTCTATAATAGATAGATTATTAAGTATTCAAATATCTCCAATTTGTATCGCATTGGATGCAAGTTCAATATATTTCCGGTTTTATAAATCAGGAGTAATAGATATTGATTTGAAAGAGCAAAAATTAAATCATGCCGTTTTACTAGTAGGTTATGGGTACGATGAAGAAGGTTTATATTGGATAATTCAAAATTCCTGGGGTGAAAAATGGGGAGAAAATGGATTTTGTAAAATAAGAGTGAAAGAAGGAGATGGAATATTATTGTCTAATTTATATGGGGTTTATCCAACAAAAGTAAATTAGTCTTTTTTTTCATCGATTTTTGAAGATAAATTATAATTTTTACTATATTTTGTTCCTTTGGTTTTCATGTAATTTTCTTTTAAGTTAATCTTTTTAGCCTGTGGTAAAATTTTTTCTTCCTTTTTTAATTTGATTTTACGGATATCAATAAAATCTTCAATTTTTGTTCCCTTTGTAGATTTTTTAAATAAACAATCGTTTGCATTAATTAGAGAATCATCGGTACAGTCTATTTTCATTTCATTAAAAGAAATATCTTTATATTCTTCTTGAAGTATTTCATTTTTATCAATTGTTTTAAAGTGTTCTATACAGTCTGAAACGAATATATGGAAACTTTTCTCTAAAGAAGGATGTGATTCTTTTTTATTCAACATATTTTTCATTAAATTTAATATTCTAGGTTTATAAAATTTTCGATCATTATTAAATTCTTTTTTTTTTTCCACTTTATTCGGAACATTTTTAATGATATTTTGATAAGATGGATTTATTAAAAATTCTAATTCATTCATTAGAATTTGTAATTATTTTTTTTCATCGTATATATCTAATAATTGTTGTCGGGTGTGGTTATTAAATAAATTATTTCCCTGACCTAAACAATTTGGATTAAATGGTTCAAAATCTACTTCTTTAAAAAGTTGGGGATGTGGTTGGATTATATTTTTATTATTATTTATTTTTACATCATATAAGTCACTATTACTTGAAGGGACATATTGTGCATGATCGTTGTTTTGAAGTCCAAAAAATTGATTTCTTAAAGAGGATTCCAAATTTATATTATGAGAAAATCCAGTCCATGGTCCTTTGCTTGTACCAGGATTGAAGGTACTCTCACTGTTATAAATAGGTACCGAATCAAAATTATTATTTGCGGCGTCTAAAGTAGGAAAAATCTGAAATTTGGTTGATGAAGGTCTTGGATCATAATTAGGTTCTAATGACCCTCCTGGAATATTTCGTTCATAAATTCTATTATTAAGTTCTTGTGTTCTTTCTTGATTACAATAGTAAGCCATCCTATATAGAAAGAACATATAAATAATTTAATAATAACATAATAAAGAAGAAACAGCGAGATAATGTATGTGCGGAATTTTTGCATTATTAAATGCAAATCATAAATATTCACCTAGTTACATCAACGACCAATTTAATCTTTCACAAGGAAGAGGACCAGATAATTCTATTTTAATGCATAATATATTTGATAATGAAAATTTATGTATTGGGTTTCATAGATTGGCTATAAATGGATTAAATGATGATTCAAACCAACCGTTTATAATTAATAAAGTAATACTAATTTGTAATGGAGAAATATTTAATTATTCAAAACTTTTCCTAAAATTAAATAAAACACCTCAAACAAATTCTGATTGTGAAATAATTTTACATATGTATTGTTTATATGGAATTGAATATACTCTCCAACAATTAGATGGTGAATTTGCTTTTATATTAATTGATTATAGAGATGAAGAAAATATTAAATTGTATTCAGCCAGGGATCCATACGGTGTAAGACCTTTATTTGTTATGGAAGGTGTAGATTCCGTATTTGGATTTTCTTCAGAAATGAAGCAATTAAATATGTTTGATAAGTTTGGAAAAATATATCAATTTTCTCCTGGTAATTATTGTTCATATAAGTATTTGGGAACAAATTGGATAAAAGGTAAAAATAAATCTTATTCCAATTTTCCTTTTTATCAGCATAAATTACATATTGATTATTCCTTTTATCTTGAAGAATTACGAAATCAATTTACCCTAGCTGTCCAAAAAAGAGTCAATAATACTGATAGACCCATTGCCTGTCTTTTATCGGGAGGATTAGATAGCAGCTTAGTAACTGCGTTGGTAAAAAGCATGTATGATGGAAAACTAGAAACCTATAGTATTGGATTACAGGGATCTGAAGATTTAAAATATGCTAGAATAGTTGCTGATCATTTACAAACCAAACATCATGAAATTATTGTTACCGAAGAAGTATTTTTTGACAGTATTCCCGAAGTTATAAAGAAAATTGAATCCTATGATACCACTACTGTTAGAGCTAGTGTAGGTAATTATTTAATTGGGAAATATATTTCAACCAAAAGTGATGCAAAGGTTATTTTCAATGGAGATGGAGCAGACGAACTAATGGGAGGATATTTATATTTTGATTATTGTAACGAACCAATGGAGTTTGATAAGGAATGTAAAAGATTACTAAAAAATATTCATTATTTTGATGGCCTTAGATCCGATAGATCAATATCCGGTCATGGACTTGAATGTAGAACACCATTTTTAGATATACCTTTTGTTCAACACTATCTATCGATTCCAGCTGATATTAGATGTCATAAAAACCAAACCAAAATGGGTAAATATTTAATTCGGGAAGCATTTGCGAATAATATATATGGATTACTTCCTAGAGAGATTTTATTTCGTAAAAAGGAAGCATTTAGTGATGGAGTTAGTAGTCAAGATAAATCTTGGTATCAAATAATTCAAAATAGGTTAGAAACTCATCCTCAAAAGAATGTTTTTTCGAAAATGATGAATAATAATTTTAGTTTAGAACAGAAATATTATTTATATATTTTTGATCAATATTATTCAAATAGAAGAAATATAATACCTTATTATTGGATGCCTAATTATATAAAGGCACATGACCCTAGTGCAAGAACTTTGCAAAATTATAATATGTCTTAATTATAAATGGATTTTATTTCTTATGGATACTGGGCTCTATTATTGCTTTCCTATGTAGTATATATTAGTTTATTATTGGGAAGTGCCTATTTTTCACCCCTCCTTTTAACCTATATACAAACAAGTATTCAATTATTTACTTCTCTTTATTTGATCTATTCATTTAATCCTTTAAAAAAAATTAAACCATTAACTGATATTCAGAAAATAATTATATTTAATGCAGGTATATATTTATTATTATCTACAGCAATTGGACAAGTATTTGTGCTTTATAGAGACAATTTTTTAAAAAAATTACGATATCATTCATTTTTTTGATAAATGAAAAGTTGTAGTTTTAATAATAATCTTTTACTAAGTTTTTTTTCAATAAATTTATTACTTTTGTTTATTAAAAAAAAATTACTATTTTTCATTTTATCTATTTCAACCTCCATCCTCTCTTTAAATAAATCTTTTTTTTGCAATATGTCATATAATTTACTTTTGGCAAATTTTTTTATTAATTGATTTATTTTATAATTATAAACATAAGGAGGTATATTAATATATATTAAATTTTTATGTTTCATCCCATTATGAATAGAATCATCTATAAAACATATTTTACTTGTTTCTAGTTCATTTGTACATAAAATAAAATCTTTATAGCTTTTTTTGTGACTGGTTCTTTTTTCTTCAATTTGTCTATTATCAATCTTATATGGACCAATCCATCTTGAAAATAGCTCCTTTTCAATTTTATAGTGAAAATAGTTTTTTAGATAATCCTTCCAAATTGATTCAATTTGATTATTGGTATATACATATACCCTCAAATTTGGTATTTTACCAAGAAATTGGAGTATAAAAATAATATGTGGTCGTAAAATACAAGGATACAAATCTAATAATTTGTTAAATTCATCCTGATCTAACTCTCTTTGGAGTGAATTTTTTATTATGATCCAAAATGTACTTATTTGTGAAAAATAACCAAGTGTTTCATCGAGATCGAATATAACAATTTTATCTTTCATGTATGTAAATAATGTTTATTTTTTATTTATCCAAATAATCTAAGACAGTCAAAATTACTAACTCTTGTTGATTTAACTTTTTAAAAATAAGACAATTTTCAGGATTTAATTCAATTATCGAGTTTTTCATTGTTTTACACATAATGTGGTACCCATCATCCCTCATTATATGTTCTATTATTATTCCTCCTATTGTTAATTTAATTTCATTCATATTATATAAGTTTATCCATCTGATATAGGAACCTAATTTAAATTGATCTAATTCCTGTACATATTGATAGTTTTTTAATTTGGTTTTAATTGTTTTAACTACTTCCTTCCCAATTGGCAGTTGTTCGATAATAATCTTTTTATCTTCTTCTATTTTTTTTGTGGTATATTTTAACATACTTTTATTTTCTTCATTATCTACTGCTCTTAGCAATTTTTCTCTTTCCATTTCTTACATTTTAATAATATATTAATTTTAAATTATTTATCAATAATTGGTAATATTGATTTTTTGTTTTGATTCTTCATCAAAAGACAGTAAATTGGTAAAAGATTTATAATTTTGATCTTTAAATTTTCTAAAACAATCAATCGCTACCTTTCTCATATTTTCATCAGACATTATTTTCTGCATCATATAGGTAATTATTTCCTTGGAAATTTCTTTTTCAAATCTTTCATAATATTCATTGGTAATAGATTGGTATAATTTCATGTAAAAAATCATTGTTTCAATATCTGTCCAATCATTAAAATACTTTTCATAAAAAAATTTAAATTCTTTATTTTCCATTAGATTTACCAAATCACTAAAAAAATTATTTTTCTGTAAAATTCTACTTCCACTAGATTTCATTATTTTATCACTTACATGAGTATTCATAATACTTATATAAATTAAATATATTTATACCTATTTACAAGGAAATATTATTGATTATT